GGTGCCTCAAGAAACTCATCTGTTATTGTAATTCCGTTGTGTAAATTAAGACACTTACGGTTAAGATCACCGCCAGTAGTCTTTCGCATGGCAATAAATTCTTCAACTTCTGGGTGAGTAATATCCATGTACGCTGCATAAGATCCTCTTCGTGTGATACCTTGATTGAACGCCAGCATCTGACTATCAACTACGTGCATAAATGGAATGCTACCAGTAGACTGACTACCGTTAGAAGTTGAAACGCCATTACTTCTAACAGCACCCCAATATCCACCCAAGCCTCCACCTCCACTTGCCAGCCATATGTTCTCATCATAGTGATCAGAAAGGCCACGCCTTGAATCTGGAACATAATTGAGAAAACAGCTAATAGGTAAACCACGAGTGGTTCCCCCGTTGCTAAGTATAGGAGTGCTAAAACCGAACCAGCCCTTGCTTGAGTAGTCGTAAAGTCGCTGTGCAAGATTGTAGTCAGTATGCCCTTGATACGTTGCACTATAGACCGATGCTCTTGCGAAGGCTTCTTGTGCATGGGTTTCATTCTCCCAAAAATATCTATCTTTTAAAGTTTCTAGAGAAAAAGTATTTAATAGGTCATCACGATCATAGTCAATCTGAATCCCCAGATAATCCTGCTTGCCAATTTTGGATGTCGTACTCGTCATCTTTTTCCCTTAACTGTTCTTTCCTGTACCCTCTGGTACGCGCTTTGTTTTTAGATTGTTTCTTTTTCTGAAACCTTTCAATACGTTCTGCTTTCCTATCGTAGATGCTCACTAGGATGCTCCAGCAGATAAGTTATAAGACGCTCTTCATACCAACGCGCCTTACGTAAATCTTCTATGGGCTGACCCTTGTAGCGGCAGCGCCAATTGTACTTGAGTGCATTACCACGGAGATAACCAATGTACTCATCGTGTGTAAGCATACCACGGATAGCGTCAATACACTCCATCTTGCCGTTGTTGTAGTGTGCTGGACGGTTCACCATGTCCGGTTTGTTGTCCGGTTTATCTCCAAAGAAAGGGTGGTCATTACTAACTTCATCCATCCACTTCCAGTCTTTCTTCCTGTTTACTTTGTTCCATTCTTCGGGGGTTGCGTCATCAATGCTCATTGCATCTCCACTTTTAGTTTATCGTTACGTTTTTTATACTCTTCAGTTTCTCTAGCTTTAACATCAATCCATTCATCAGGGATTGTATCTTCACTAAACCACCTGAACCCATTAGCTCCCGCCCACTCAGCGTGTGACCTTTTTGTTCCATCTTTTCTACGTTTTGCTCCGGGCATAGGGGCTGAAGGATTGGCAAATAAAAAAACTAGCTCTGTATCTTCGGGTAAAATTTTCTTTACCCAAACATATTTATTGTATTCTTGAAAGTCCCAGAACCTACCCTTAGATTCAAGCAATATTCTTTTACCGTCGACCACACGAACAAAGTCTGGTTCATAGGTGTGTTTAATAATGTAATCAACTTTATCAGTATGGTGGCTCCAATCTTTTAAAATTGACTCATGAAGAACGGCTTCCCAAATAGAATCATATTTGTCACCGTTAGGGACTAGAAGTTTTGGTGGGCGAGGTATTCTTTTTTTACGTGCGCCAGATTTAACGCGCGCCATGAATATACTTCTTATAATTATTATTAAAGATATTGAAATCAATATCGTCTATCTTGTAACCATCCTTAATCATTTTTTTAAGGACAGCCACTACCCACCTCTTCGTATAGATACTGAGATATAAAGTCTTATTACTGTAGATATATTCTTGTTGTGCTAAAAATTGCTCTACATTATTTATATTTATTTTATTTTTTTCTTCGTCTGGCACAAGTGTATGCAGCCAATTACAAAGTATTTCAAGACTTTTAGATCTAACGCGCTTCATTACTTTACTATTCAAATAGGTACTTCCTCTACTCTAGGTGGGGAGACAACCTTAGTCAAATACGTAAGACCTTTAGAATATTTAAACACTCTAAGACCATGACCATTATTGCTATCCGACCAACAATCATATTTATGGGGGCAAAAGACGCATTGCCTGCTTAGTTTTTCATTTCCTTTCACGCCTTCAGGTATAGGATTATAACACTTCCCAGGCGGCGTGTCAAGTTTAATAGCTTTCTTTACATTTTTTATTTGACTTTTAATGGTGGGTTTATCCATGTCGTCTGGTCTAAATAAACAAAGCTCACCATTTTCTTTATTGATCACAAGAAACCCACCAGCGTTTGTGCCTTCATGTGTTTCGTAACCTGTAAGCTGGGACAAATAGCCGAAGTCATCCTGTTCTGCTAATGTACCCTCTGAAAACTTTTTAAAAGCAAAGCCTGAAGCAGTCTTAATATCGACAACCTCACCATCTATCTTGCAATCCATATGGCCTGTAATGCCCTCTACAACTACTTCTTTTTGCTCATCTGTAACAGTATGTCCAGACAATCTTACTAAAAGTAGTAGTAGTTCTTCTAAAATATGCCCGTATAAAAACTTTATTTGAGTAGCTGGACTGTGTTGGAATGCAACTTGTTCGCTTCTCATGTCATACCACAACTGTCGAGCAGGCTTACCTATATTACTCATCCGCAAGCCTTTGCTCTGTTTGTGAGGCTGTGCCCAGTGAAGAATCACATCCTTCATTCGCTCACCAAACTCGTCTACCATCTCAGTAGGTATGTCTAGCTCTTCTCCAGCAGATAAAATAGTTATTGTAGAGTAAATGTCTTCGATTAAAGTATCTAAGTTTTTAGAAGAGTTCAAGTTGTTCTCCAACACAAAATAATTTATCTAACTTTTCAGTAGCTAGGGTATGGCTCATATAAAACCACTCGCCCTTACGATTTTTATTATCTAATAATTTATGCGCCTGTGTTTCTGCCAATCTTCGATCTTCAACTTTATAGGATTTAATTATTTTATAGTCTCTGTATGGTGAGCTTGTCTGAAATTGTTTTAACCGATCCTCTGAACTCAAGGCCATACCAACCTTTATCCACCCCGGAAAAGATGGATTGTACAGAATATAAATTTCACCCTCTTTAATAATTTCATATCCCTTTAGTGAACTGAAGGCAGCGTCACCTAAAGTTTGGTATCTGCCAGCCTTATGTAATGGATGAGACTTTGAAATTTCTTTACCATTCACCCACATTCTACGAGCGTCTCTAGCCTTCACAGCTTCAGGATTGTCTTTATAGTAATAAGGCTTACCTGTCTTTGGATTAATTTTATTTACCACTCTTCCCAACCTCCTAGTTCTGACACCCACATATTTTCGGTTACATACACCCAGCGGATTCTATTTTGATCTATTCTCCAGCTTTCAGGGCCGTAATCATAAGCTAAAAAAGTTTCATCTGCTTCATTGTCTGCTAATCTAAAATACCTTTCATCTTCTTCGTCCATGTCAGGCATCAGTGTGTCTCCGACCAGTTGTCTCCAACATTAAACTCTCCATCTAAAGGACATTTTAATTTAAAAGCTATGCCAGCTTCTCGTATTGCCTCAACACCTAAGTTGCCTACAACGTCAGCACTCATTTGTTCAGTCTCAACTTGCCACTCATCATGTACATTAGCCACAACATGAGCGTCAATATTTTTTATTTTTTCTTCAAAAATAATCAATGCTTTCTTCATAACTATTGCGCCAGCACTTTGTAACAGAGTATTTAATGCCGCGTGCTCAGAGCGAACTATCAGTTTCCTACCGTCGATGCCTTTAATGTATCCTTTTTTAGCTGCTCTTCCAACTCTATCTTTAAGAGCTTTGAATGATGGCAGATTATCGAAGAAAGATTTTCTAAGTCTTGCACCAACTTCTCTACCTCCTCCAGCCACTGTACCAAGCTTAGGATCTCCTGCCCCGTATAGGAGGGCATAGATGAAAGTTTTTGCCTGAGTTCTTGATTCAAGTCCCGCAAGCTTTTGATTAGTTGTGTGGATGTCTCCGTTAATGATTGCATTTGTGTAATCCTCATCTTCCATGTAGTGTGCTAACATTCTTAATTCAAGACCACTGGCATCTATACCTACGAGCTTATACCCTTCAGGAACTATCCAACACTCTCTACATTCTTTTCCATACGGAGAAGAGAGACTAGGAATCTGTGCCATGTTAGGCCCACTGTGCGTCATTCTACCAGTAATAGTACCATTAGAGTTTACATAACCATGCACTCTATCATCGTCACCGCTTTCTTTTATCCAAGATTTTACAGCAGCTATACGCTTCTGCAACATCAAGTATTTAGAAATCAACTGAGCCTGTGGTATATCTTTTATTTTATTTAGTACTTTTTCATCTACTATTGGCTGTCCTGTAGGTGTAAACTTTTTAGGCTTCCATCCAAAGTCCTGTAGATACTCACCGATTTGCTTACGAGATCCTAAGTTAAAGGAATGTTTAATAGTTCTCTTTATCTTTTTATCTTTACAAATAGTTTCATACTCAGACTCATTAAGTCTGACGCGAGTACCCAACTCTCTACACTTTGCAAACTTAGAAATGGCCCCATCAGAATTGTAACATATCCGAAGTGTAAACACCTCCTCTTTAGGCTTGAACTCTTTCTGAACTTCTTTTTTAATTACTTCGATGTTTTCTTCTAGTTCAGCCTTGAGAGAGAGGACATGCTTCCAATCTAATAAGAAACCTTTCTTTCTTTGTTTATCTAAAAGAGCATAGGCACTTTGTTCTATATCTACAGATTGTGCTGAAAATCCCTTAGCTTCAGCCTTCAATATTTTGTACACTTTGGCATTTAACATTACGTCATTAACACAATACTTTAGCATCTCATTCGAGTACTGACTAAAATCTTCATGTTCTAGTTTACGTTGTCCTAGCTTCATACCCCAAGATCCAAGACTGTGACCGCCTTCTCTAGTGGGATTTATAAGTCTAGATAGTACCAAGGTATCTCTTATAGTAGTATTTTCAGACAGGTCTACACCATATAGATCCTTCACTACAGGTATATCAAAGCCAATGATATTATGCCCTATAAGTTTATCTGCTTTACTTAATAAACTAATGCCTTCTTGTAACTCAGAAGGTTTGAACTTATACAGCACATCATTATCTATATCATAAGCCACGATACAAAAAATAATTGAGTAGTCTAGCCCATCAGTCTCTATGTCAAATATTAAGTTCAAAACGGTATCCCATCCTGTTCATCAAAGAACTCATCTGGTTCATCAGATGATATTTCCGATAGTCTACCAGTTTCATTATCATAAAGCAAGTGTGTAGCCATCCCAACATCACCAGTGTATCTAGATTTTAGAACTCTTACGTGTGTCGTGCTGGCCTCTATTGGATCGTCACTCTGTTGATTACGCTCAAGTGCGATCACACAGTCACTAAGCTGGGCTATAGATTGACTCCCTCGCAGGTGAGATAGGCCAACAGTAACGCCTTGCTCATGTCCTTTATTACCCTCTACTCGACGCAGGTGAGAAACAAGAATCATTCCCGCACCTGTCTCCTCCACTAAAGATCTAAGGCGAGTCATAATACTGTCGATAGCTCTACGTTCATCGCCATCTGCCATAGAAGATACGAGCATGTGTAGGTGATCCACAATGACCCACTTACAATCACAGCCTATAGTTAGATAGCGCAGCTTAGAAAATATTTCTTCTATATCGTGCTGTCCCAGATGTGAATAGATCCACAGTCTATCTTTAGCGTCACCTTTGAAAAGATCTTCGTAGTGCTTTCGCCACTGCTCTTCTGGAAACTCTTCTCTAATTTGATTGATGTAGAGCTTTGCGTTAGCTTCAATAGAAACAATACCATCCACAGTTCTATTCTTGTTTTCTTCAAGGGCTAGAATACCGACACGATCTTTAGTATTCTTAATAATAAAGTGTTCGATCTCTCTGGTAATAGAAGTCTTACCTAGCCCTGTGCCTCCCGTTATAGTTACTAGTTCACCCTGCCTCATACCATATAGCTTTTCATTGAGGCCGTTCCAAGGATAGGGTATAGATTCTAGCTGCTCTCTATTAAAATAACTATCATCCATCTCAGAAACATTTATAATACCAGAGGGAGTATAAAGCCTAGCAGCCCACCAAGCCGTGACATAAGCTTGCTTACTGTTCTGTCTGAGCATATCATTAGGATCTTTAAACTCTTCAGGCATGTGTAATATTTTACTCTTGCCCGGACGTAAGACCCTTGCTACCTTCTTAGCTGCATCCTTGCCAGCCTTGTCATTATCAAAGTTAATAACAACGCAATCAAAAGATTCAAGGAACTCTAAGTTTTCTTTGACATCTTTGACTGCACCGCCTGCACCATTTTTAACAGATAGTACAGGCCACTTAGAACCCAGCAACTCGTAAGCTGCCATAGCATCACACTCACCCTCTACTAGGGTAACGAACTTACCGCCAGCTTGGAATGCTTGCTGCCCAAACAGGCCAGTGCTTTTTGGAGAACCCTCCCACATAAAACTTTTATCGTTGACATCACGAACCTTCGCACCTCCCATTTCATTGCCATTATAGTATGGATAGAAATGAGTTATAGTTTTATTAGAAGTATTTGTTATGGACTTAACACCATACTTTTTTACAGTGTCAAGAGAGATTGATCGGTCAGTTAGTGGGTGGAAATCCCCATCACTATAGTTCATTGAATTACGTTTGTAAGTTTTAAAATCGCTAACTTGGTCAGGCACACCGCCATCCTCGTAGTTTCTAAGATAAGTATTACAACTAAAGCAATAACCATGTCCGTCTCCATCAACAGATACGGGATCACTGCCACCACATTTCGTACAAGGCAAATGAAATTTTACAAAAGCCATTTTGTCTCCATAAAAGAAAGGGGCCGAAGCCCCTCTTGTTTAGTCAAGACCAGAGAGTTCTAGTTCTACTTGATCATCAGGTTCATCAACCATACCATCAAACTCTCCTTCAAGTTCCTCAGAGAACTTTACTTCAGCGCCTTGAAGGATAGCTAGTCGGGCCTGTAGACCACCAGCTTCTTCACGCACCATCTGCACAAGACCTACAAGTTGCTGGGCACGATCAGATAAATCTGACACATTGTACTCAACGTCTTTATAGGTCACTGTATTCTTAGCTTCACTCATAGTTCCGCTTCCTCCTCATCTTCAATCTCAAACTCATCCGCATTCGGATCATTATATTCTACAAGTTTTATAACTTGCATCTTCATAAAGTCAAGACCCTTGTAGGTTCGACCATTCCACTGAGACTCCCACTCTTTATATTGAACCTTAACATGAGAGCCGTTGCCCACACTTACATCAATATCTTGTTTACGGGTGTCGATCAAGCCCGGAGCCTTGCGAATCATACCGTTAGGCCCATTGACCTTACGTTTAATAATGATTGCAGGGCCTTCTTCCATCTGCTTAACAGGGAATCCACGATCCTCAAAGTTCTGAGCGGTAGACTCATCGACTACTAAGTTGACTGTGTAGCACGGATCATACTTAGTGTTGGGTGAAGTTACGAAAGCCCAGTAAGCGGTTCCTTCAAGTACTGCCATTTTATACCTCGCGTTTGGTTTTGGTTTGCGTATTATACGGACTAAAGACAATCATGTCAAGCATAATTTTCTTCCCACCGTAATTTTCTTTTCTTTCGCCCTTCTTCTTTGGCGATCCTACTGGCATCACATCTTGCTGCGTACCAATAAAGTATATTAAGTTCCTCCTTTAACTTCCTGATTGATAAAGTAATTTTACCCCTGCCAAACTTAGGAGTTACTGAAGCCTTTTTACTCCCAACCTTGACTGTGCAAAATCTCCAGCCATCTAAATAATACCAAGTGACGAACTCATCGCTGCGTTTTGGATTCAATAAGAAACTTTTTAGTTTTAAAATATCTTCTGTCACTCACAGTTCCTATCAACAAACTCAGCAAACAACATAGATAAATCGTTATCTTGTATTCTCCAACTTCCTACTTCAGAACAACGATCTTCTACAAAATTAATAAACTTAAACTTGACACGCTCTGATGGAGGACTAACGCCTATTCTTAAAGCGAACAGTTGGCACCACCAATCATCAACCTCACTACAAAATTCTGCCCTTGTATCAGTAACACTCATTGACTTCCTCCAGTTGAGTTTTTAAATAAAGTCTAACAAAAAATTCAGGAAACTCTTCGCCATGCTTTAACATTAAACGCAGAGCATCCTCTTGCATTTCATCACTGAGATCTTCAAGACCACAATAGATTGTGGAATAATAAAGTATGTGATTACACATGTCAATTACGTTTTGCATTAAAGATCCCTTTCAATAAATTTGGTTCCCCAGAAAGCAATATCATTATGTAAATCTTTTAAAGTATTGTAAGCATCTTTGGTGCGTTCATACTGAGGACTAACATGCTTGTGAGGTTCAGCAAGACGAAGGACATTATCATAGTGCTTCATGCGATCAGTTAGTATTTCTTTCATTTGAGTATTAACAAGATCACGTAAGCTATTTTCAAATGCTAAAGCAGTACCAGAATTTAAAATGAGGGCCTTGCGGCTTTCAGAATAAACTATAAAATGATCCACAAATAAACGTATATTATCCAACGGTCACAACCTCCAACTCAGTTTCGATCCAAACTTTAGCGCCACAAGGCAGCGGGTTGTCAGGACAATAGTAGACACTAACTAACGGCTTACCTTCAGAGTCTACAACAGCGGCATGGTTAGACTTTCTATTCTGTTTGTAGTCCTTAACAGTAATCACTGGCAACTCAGCACCCTTAGCGTTAGCCCTGATGTTGTGTTGATTAACATGGATTCTAGTTTTCATAAGTACCTCTTTTTAAAACTATTTCTTTCAACCATTCTTCCATTACCGGGGGTTATATTAAGTGAGCAGTTTTACACCATGCTCAGGGTGTCAGGAGAGCCTATGCTGCTAGTGGAAAGTTAGCAATAACTTGTTGAACTTTATCGGATCTTTTAACCTGTGCCACTGGTATATCAATTTTATTCTTACGACTACCGACATGGTGGCTTGACCAATCAGTCAGAGTATTATACACGGCCCAGTAGTTGTTACCCATTGCTGGCATGTAACGCGCAGTGTATTGAGTCCAAGCATACATAAGAGATGAATTACTATATGCTTTTGGCATACTGATAATTGATCCCGTAGTCTCGCCCTCTTTTAGTTTACCAAGTGCAAACTTAGAGCCTGTCGCCTCTGCAATATATTGAAATGCTTCTTGACGACTAACTGTGTGGTTAGCCCACTTTGCCCACAGTTCATTCTGAGTATCTAGTATGCCCATGATCTTGTTCATCTGGCTCGCGCCGTGGTCTACGTTTAGCTTGTTAGTGTGTCGAGCCTTGTAAATTCCAGCAGTCGAGCCAAGAAAAACCTGATGATTAGTACAAGCATTTTGTAATGCACCAACTGTCGCCTGATAGGGCCACACTGAATTGAACGAATTAATATGTAACATTTCAAGAATCGCAGTATCACCGTCGGGAGTTGTAATCTCGTGATTAGGTAATTGGTGCCGAATAAAACAAACTGAGCCGTTATCTCCGACTTGAATGGTTTCCTTAATATCTACCAAATCTAGATTGCTACGCTCCAATACATTACGGGCGGTATCAATCATTTGAGTGTGTGATACTGGCTTGTATCGCTCACCGTGGATCGCCAAAGCATCGCCGGTATCTTCGCGGTAATATACTTTCTTGCCCTCCAGTTCTTTTAGATTACCGAAGTGCCCCCCATTTTTATACAGCACTGGTGAGGATAAAACTTGGAAGTCTGCCTCGCCATAACCAGAATTACGAAGGTTATCAATTAAACGTCTGTTTGAAAATAAAGAAGTAACTGTGTTCATGTGAACTCCTGATAATTAAATTACTTTGTCGTGATGACAGGGCCACTTTAGCGCAGCCCCAAAACCATGTCAAGCCAGTGACGCAAGCGTGAAAGGTTCCCTCTCCC